GCGCCGGGGGCGATCATCATGCCGATTCGATCGGCGCCCGCGTTGGCGGTATTGATGCCGTTCGCCGAGGAAAACACGTCTACGCCGAACAGGTTTCCGCGGAAGCCGGGGCCCTTCGCCTGGACCTGGTCTTGCGACGTGGCCAAATACTGCCCGGGGCCCACTTCGCTACGAAGCGAGGAGATCAGGTCATTGACCTGAACCGGGTGAAGCACGGCCGTAAAGATGCCGTCCGCGCTGTTGAGCTGGAGCTGGAAAATCGCGGAGTAAAAGTTCGCGACCGTGAGGTCAACGCCCGTGGAGCCGACCGAGGTCGAGAAGCCGGACGCCAGATCGCCAAGCATCGCAGTCACGCGCTTGTTATAGGCCAACACCATGTCGGCCGCGATGTTGTCCAACGTCACGTCGAGCGCGATGCCGGCCGAGGTGAGCTGCGCGAGGTCGCTGATCTGGCGACGAAGCGCCTGACGAGCGATCGTGACGTTGGCGTTCGCCGTGGTCAGCGCGGTGTTGCTCACCGTGGAGTTCTCGGCCACGGACGCCATGGCGTTCGCGCCCCAGCTCACGACCGGCACCTGCACGACGGTGGAGCCGCTGCCGTTCATCGACCGAAGTTGGGTAATGGAGGGGTGATTGACCAACGAAGCGGTATCAGTGAGCTTCGTGACCACAAACTGATTCAAAATGGCGGCAACGCGGGCGTTGCCGCTGAGACCGGAAAAATAGACTTCGTTGGCCACGGGGGCCTCCTGACAGTTTGGAGGGTTCCCGCGCCTTTCGCTTTTTTACGGGAGCTCGACCCCGTGCGCGTGCGGGGCGCTAACCCCGCACGTCCAGCCTACGTCCTCCGCGACAAGCTGTCAACCTGTGCGCAGCGCCGCCATGATGGCTTCGCGGTTCGCCTTGAAGTCGGCGGGCGACAGCCGCGCGATGGCCTCGGCGCTCCATGCCTGGGGTTCGCTCGGAGCCTGGGGGATCGTGCCCGTCGACGTGCGCGGCGAGGGCACTACCGGCGCCGCTGGCGCGGCCGTGGTCGTCGGCGCGGGCGCGGCAGGGGTAGAGGCCGGGAGGTACGCGCGAACCGCCTTGGGGAGCCCGTCAGGGGCCGCGAGCCACTCCGACAGAGGAGGCCGTCCCTCGGCGGCGAGCTTGCTGTACGCGTGCTGAACGTACTCCATGCCCTCGGCGTCCGTGATGCCAGCGGCGGCGATCTCGCGCTCAACGCGGAGGGCCTCCCGCTCGGCCTTCGACGCGGCCTTGACCTCGTCCACCTGGGCGCGCCACTTCTCGGCCTGCGCCGCCACGGGCTCAAGCTCGACCACGCGGCTCTCGAGCTCCTTGACGCGCGCGACCAGTTGGCGAATGCGCGCGGAGGCCGCGCCCTGGTCCGTGGTTTCCGTGTTCACTTCTTCGCTCATGCGTACCCCTTCGTTTCGGCTTGAAGCCGAGCTTCTTGCTTTAGAATCTTGTTCGCCCATCGGCGCCCGGCGTCGCCGCCCCACAGTAGCCACGCGATGCGGCCGGGGCTCGGGTACGCAGGATGTCCGCGCTGGGCCGAAGGCGCCTCGAGGTCGACGGCATGGCGCTCAAAATAGGACACCATCCGCCGCACCGTGTCGATCGACAGCGTGCGCCGGTTGCCGAGGTCACGCGCCCGCGCGACACCTACGAGCGTCCCGCCGTGTCCGTACTCGCGACGCAGCTCGAGGCCGCGACGCGCGGCGGCGGCGACCGTGGCCGGCGGGCGCAGGTCGAGTTCTCCGGCGCGCTCCTTCGCGCGAAACTCCCGGTACACCTCTGGCTCGTTCAGCATCAGATACCGGCGCTGTGCCTCGGAGACGAACGGCATTAGCTACCCGCCTCGCCGCTGGCCTCGCTCTCGACCTCGCCGACGAGCTCGACGGAGGCCTCCACCTCGGCGCCCGTCAGGTAGCCACGGGCCTCGCGGAGACTCTCCACGACGGCGCGGAGGATCTCGGCCTGGTCGCCGGTCGCCGCCTCGAGGAGCAAAGCGACGGCCTCTTCGGACGCTACCAGCTCGTCCACCGCTTCAGCCATGGCCTCGGCGTGGGATACGTCGTCGGCAGGCTCCGTCGGCGCGGGCGTCGTCACTCCTTCCGGCGGCGGCGCCGGCGGCGCCTCTGCTCGCATGGTTCGAATCGCGGCGAGCTGAGCAATCGCGTCCTGCTCGGACAGGCTCCCGAAGAACCGCAGCGCGTCCACCTCGGACATGAGCCCGGCGGCGAGCATCTCGAGAACGTGCTTCCGGCGCGCCTCCATCTCCTGCGGCGACAGCGGGATCTCGCGGTAGATGACGGAGTAGCCGCCCTCGGGGTAGTTCGTCGGCTCCGTGTTCGCTTCGCTCCAGCGGTTGTACAGCACCGCCGACAAGCCGACAAGGGCCTCGTCAGAGGCGCGGAACTGCATGATGTACCGGCGCTGTGCCTGGCGCTTGCCCTCCTGGGAGAGCGAGATGGCGTAGCCGGAGCGCGCGGAGCCGGACGTGCGTTGGAGCTCCGACGGCGCGAGGCCGGCGTCGGTCGCGAGCCGGTGCGCGACGGCGGCGATCACCGCTTCGAGCTTCTCCACGTCCGCGCCGGCTTGGTACTGGCCCATCATCGGCTGGCTCGTCTCCGCGATGGGATCGAGCATGAGGATCGTCGTCGGGTCCGTCGTCACCTCGGAGCGCGCGGCGCGGCTCCCCAGGTCCGACGCATCCATGCCGGCGACACGGACGCCCACCGCGTACCGTTGCGGGTAGGACGCGTCGCGGATGCAGTGGGCAAGGTAGCTGTAGAACAGCCCGAGCTGGAGAGAGCCGGTGTAAAGCTCGATGTTCGCGAACGGATCGAAGAGCCGATCGCCGTACGTGGACGCGTGGTAGAGGATCGCCGGGATGATCGGCGTGCCGTTCGCGCGGCGCCAGCTCGCCGGGTAGTTGACGCCGTCGTAGGTCGCGCCGTGCACGAGGCGCGTCAGGTCGCGCCCGAACTTCCAGCCGTCCAACGCCTCGACCACCCGATACGTCGGGTTCGCGAGGTTGCGAATGTCCCAGACCTCGAACGTCCAGAGGAGCTGCGCGTCGACCTGGCGAAGCCGCAGCTCGCCGAACAGCGTCGGGACGTTGGGCCTCGCCGGATCGGCCTCCGCCATCGTCATATGGGGCGGCACCGGCCGGTAGACGAGGCGCCCGTCCTCGACATCCGCGCGCATCCACATCTCACGGAGCGCGAGCGTGTAGGCCTGGAAACGCGACATCTGCGACCACAGGCCCGAGCGCGCGATCGAGCCCGCCGAGCCGACGAGGCGGTCGATGTTGGGGGACGCGAGCTGGTTGTGTCGCACGTCGGGCTCGGCGTCGTAGAGCGTCGCGAGCTCGTACGACGTGGTCCGAAGGGCACAGTAGCTGATGTCCACGAGGCCCATCGCGGCGCGGCGCACGGAGCCGAGCTGCGTCTCCATGTAGGACTCGAGGATGGGCTGCCACCGCCCCTCCATCATGGCGTACCGGTGGCGCGTGTGCTCGACGCGGCGGGCCTCGTCAGGGTTGCCGGGCGCGGGCGGCATCGGGGCGGTCATGCTGGCGTTCATGGCGTCATCCTATCCGATGCGGAGGAGCTGCGGCTGGTACTGCCGACGCGTCACGAGCTCAAGCGCGTAGCGTAGCGCGTCTATCGTGTGTTTGTGCTCTGAGGCGGCGCGCCCGTCGAACTTGCCGAGGTCGTCAATGAGGCGCTTACAACGCGGGTGGATCACGAAGTCGCCGCGCAACATCGCGGCCTGGAGCACGCGGTAGCCGTGGAACACGGAGCCGGCGGGCTTGTACGCCGTGTGAATCCTTCCGGGCCACGTCCCGATCGGGATCTTGAGCGTCTTCTCGAACGCCTGGACGAGCAGCGCGTTGCTCTTCAGCGCGCCCCCACGTCGCGACACGGCGGCACGGTCGCCGACCCAGCGGTCAATCTGTTCCCACCGGAGCCCGGCGCGCTTGATCATGCTCAAGATCTGCGCGGCGTCATCCTCGGGTGTCGTCATCCCATTGCTGCTCACCACGTCAAGCACGGTGATCCTCGGCTCGTTGTCTCGCGAGCGCGTCACGGCCACCATGACCGCCGTTTGCGCGCCGCTCTCTTTCCCGTGGTCCACGC